TAGTGCAGAGCATCCCGACACTGGTTGCAGCGGTTCCGCAAATTGTAGCCGAAATTGGGGAGGCATTAACCGAACTGCTTCCGCAAGTGCTGAACATGGGTGTACAACTCCTGGATCAGCTTGTAAGCGGGATAGAGACTGGCCTGCCTGATATGGTAGCACGGTTGCCTCAGATCGTAGACAATTTCCTGTCATTTTTGACTGAGCATTTGCCTGATATCCTGGACAAAGGTGTTGAAATGCTTAATTCTCTAGTGAACGGCATTATCAATACTATCCCTCAAATGGTTGCAAGTCTCCCGAAGATTATTACGTCTTTTGTGACCTTTATAGCAAACAATTTACCTAAGATAATAGAGGCAGGCATAAATATCCTTGTCAATTTGATTGCCGGGATTATAAAGGCAATCCCGCAACTGGTTGCAGCACTCCCTCAAATCATCGCTGCCATTGTAGATGGTATAGCAGTTCTAATGGGCAGCATTGTTGACATCGGCAAAAATATTGTTGAGGGCATTTG